GACAATCTTCCAAGTTGGTTGAAGGTTCCTGCGGTAGAAGACAACCGACTGTCATTGAAGCTGAAGAATGGATCAGAAATCAAAGCTGCTTCAAGTGCTGGTACATCTGGTCGTTCATCTGCATTGTCTCTGCTCGTGGTGGACGAAGCCGCATTCATTGATAACATCGAAGAAATTTGGCTGTCATCCCAATACACATTGTCTACTGGCGGTAAGGCTATCATTCTATCTACTCCAAACGGCGTGGGCAATTGGTTCCATAAGATGTGGACAGAGAGCGAGCAAGGTCTGAACGACATGAATCGTATCAGTCTTCCTTGGCATCTTCATCCAGAACGCGATCAAAAATGGCGCGATGAACAAACAAAGTTGTCTGGTGAAAAGGGTGCAGCACAAGAATGTGACTGCGAGTTCAGCACATCTGGTAATACAGTCATTGATATTCCCATACTCCAATGGTATGAAAAAACACACGCGATGGAGCCAGTGGAAAAACGAGGATTTGATAAAGGATTGTGGATATACAAGTATCCAGAAGCAGGAAAGAGTTATATGGTAAGCGCCGACGTTGGACGCGGAGACGCGGCAGACTTCAGCGCATGCCAAGTCATTGAGATAGAAAGCATGGAACAGGTGGCAGAATATAAAGGAAAAGTTCCAACGAAAGATTATGCCAGACTGTTGATGACAATTTCCACAGAGTACAATCAGGCATTGCTTGTTATAGAAAATGCCAACATTGGGTGGGCAGTAATACAGGAAGTATTGGACAACAACTATCCAAATCTATTTTATAGTTCAGCAGATCTTCAATATGTTGATGCGGAAGAGCAAGTAACCAACAAGTTGAATGCTGAAGAACGTAAAATGAAGCCGGGCTTCACTACGTCAAACAAAAGCCGACCACTTCTTATATCCAAACTTGAAAGTTATCTAAGAAACAAGGAGTGTATACTTCACAGCAAGCGATTGATTGAGGAGTTGAATGTGTTTATTTGGAAGAGTACAGGAACATCCTCCGCAAAAGCAGAAGCTATGACTGGATATAATGACGATCTTGTTATGTCCCTCGGCATAGGACTATGGATTCGAGATGTTGCATTAAGATTGAGAAAAGAAGCCGATGCTTCTACTCGCACAATTCTTGACAAAATCGGATCAACATCAAGCCAGCAAATTAAAAACAACATGCAGTCAATATATAAAAACAATGTGTTTGGTGCAGCACCAAATCCGTGGCAAATGCATGTTGGGGGACCGGGTTCAAGTCAACAACCAATTGATTTAACTTGGTTATTGCGATGATTATCTTATAAAAATACCATGAGTATATATTTATAGATTAAGCGCTCATATATATACAATACTTATGGCTGATCAAAAAGATTTATTCACACGTCTAAAGAAGATGTTCTCTACGGATGTTATTGTCCGTAATGTGGGCGGTAAAAAAGTTAAGATTGTTGACACTGATGAAATTCAATACGCAACAGATAGAAACAGTTTGCGTGACCGTTTTAATCGTCTAAGAAGCAGCACATATAACTTACATAATCGCGAATTGAGCATGGCGTATCAAGCATCGCGTCTTGAACTTTTCCGTGACTATGATGTCATGGACATGGATCCTATCATTGCCTCCGCTTTGGACATATACAGCGACGAATGTCTTGTACCAAGCGAGTTCGGCAATGTTCTTACTATTCGCAGCAAGAATGAAAACGTGAAGCGCATTCTTCACAATTTGTTCTATGATATTTTGAACGTCGAATTCAATATGTGGAGTTGGACCAGAAACATGTGCAAATATGGAGATTTCTTTTTGCGCATGGAAATATCGCCAGAGTATGGTGTATACTTGGTTCATCCTATCAGTCCATATGAAATCACTCGCGTTGAAGGTAGTGATCCAAAAAACCTGAACTATGTGAAGTATCAGCACGACGGTGCCGGCGGCGGAATGGAATATGAGAATTTTGAAATTGCCCACTTTAGATTGTTGAGCGACAGCAATTTCTTGCCGTATGGCAAATCGATGATTGAGCCAGCACGCCGTGTATGGAAGCAATTGAGTCTTATGGAAGACGCCATGCTTATTCACCGCATCATGCGTGCACCAGAAAAGCGCATATTCCAAATTGATGTCGGCAATATTCCTCCAGCGGAAATTGATGCGGCAATGCAAAGAATTATCAGCCAAGTAAAGAAGGTTCCATATATCGATGACAAGACTGGCGATTATAATTTGCGCTTCAATTTGAATAACATGGTGGAAGACTTTTATCTTCCTGTTCGCGGTGGGGACAGCGGCACAAAGATTGATACATTGCCGGGCATGGATTTCACTGGCATTGATGACCTTGAATATGTACGCAACAAGATGATGGCTGCTCTCAAGATTCCAAAGGCATTCTTGGGTTATGAAGAAGGTATATCTGGTAAAGCTACATTGGCAGCAGAAGATGTTCGATTTGCTCGTACTATCAGTCGTATTCAAAGAATCATCATTTCCGAGCTAACAAAGATTGCCATTGTTCACTTGTATGTCCAAGGATATCAGGATGCATCGCTTGTTGATTTTGAGCTTGAACTAAGCAACCCAAGCACAATCTTTGAACAAGAAAAGCTGGAAATCTGGCAGAATAAGATAACACTTGCCAATGACATGATGGAAAGCAACCTGTTCAGCAAGAAATGGCTTTACAACAACGTATTCAATATGTCTGGCGATGACATCGAAGCATTGCAAAGCGATGTTATCAAGGATAAGAAAGAAGGATGGAGAATACAACAAATCACAGATGAAGGCAGTGATCCAGCATTTGCATCTGGAGAAGGTGGCGCTGGCGGAGGAGCCGAAGGTGGTGGAGGCGAAGCTGGCGGTGAAGCTGGCGGATTGGGTGATTTGGGTATGGGAGGCGGCGGAGAAGGCGGCGGAGAAGGCGGCGGTGGGGGAGCGGAAGGTGAGTTGCCTGCATTGGAAGAAGAAAAGAATGCAGAAGAACCAACATTGGATGAAGAAACACGCGAGGACCGTGAACGCGGAAACCGTGATCAAACAGGAAACAAGGAAAAATACAGCGACACGTTTACAAAAACTCGCGGCGAAGATATTCTTGGTGCCGGTCAAAATAAGGAAAAATCTAAATCAGAACGCAGAACCACTCATATATACCGCGATTCCAAGGGTCGTGTAGGTTCTGCGCTATCGCTTGAAGAAGATCTTAAAACTATAAAAGACTCTCTGAGAGCCAGATATAATAATAAGCAAAAGAAGGTTCTGACCGAGGAAAAATCTATCTTAGATGAGTCTAACATCATTCAAGAGGATAAACCACTCTAAAAATTGAGTTTTTATTACCCAAGCACATATTTATAAATAATAAAACTGTATGAAGAAGCTGAAACACTCCAAGTATAAGAATGCTGGAATATTATTCGAACTGCTAGTTCGCCAAGTCACTGCCGACATTCTTAACGGACAAGAGGACTCCAAGGCCAACAACATATTGCGTACATATTTTTCTGAATCCACTGAACTGGGTCGTGAGAATAGATTGTATCGTATAATAATGGAAGAAAAGACAAAGGATCAGACAAGCGCAGACAGATTGCTTGAAACAATCATTCGCACACGTAAGAAGTTGGATGAGAAGGCGCTTAATCTGCAAAAATATAATCTTATCAAGGAAATTGGGCAGAATTACCCAATCGAGGATTTTCTAAAGGGCAGTATTTCAAACTATAAATTGCTGGCCAGTATCTATAAAGTATTTGAAGAAAGTGTGAATGCAGTTGTTTGCGATCCTCGGGAAATCTTCAAGGCTCGCAATTGCATTGTTGAAAGCATTGCCGCCAACAAAAATCCAACTCGTCTTGTCAGTGAAGAAGAAAAGAAGGATCTTATCAAGGTATATCAACAACAGAACGAGGATGTTCGTTTGCTTGCATACAAGCTGCTGGTTGATTCATTCAATGAAAAGTACAAGAGCTTGGATGAAAAACAGAAGGTTCTTATCCGCGAGTATATCAACAATGTCAGCAACACCAATTCATTGCGCGAATATATCAATACCGAAGTACCAGAAGTTCGCAAGCAGATCATGGAATTGAAGAGCAAGATTGATAATGACGTTGTTCGTATCAAGCTTGATGAGACATTGAATCAATTGGACAAGATCACCAAGGGCACATTGGTCAAGGAAAATCAGATCATGGCGCTTATGTTGAGCTATGAACTGATCAAGGAACTAAAGAATTTGAAATAATGAGCGACACCAAGCAAATCATCAGAGAACTTGTTGATGAAGTCATGAATGAAATGACTGGCACAGGTGCTGTTGCTGGTTATCAGACCAAATTTGCATTTGGCAAAGGAGATCGCACAAAGAAGATTGCAAAAAGCTCCATGCCCGGTGGTACTGTTGTCGGCAAGAAAGAAAGTGACGAAACATCAGTTGAAGAAGGCGATGAAAGTCTTCCATTGGTGCGCCGTGGTGCCGAGATAATGGAAGGAAGAAGCCGCTATCGCAACTTCAAGGAAAGCGACATGATGAAAAATCATGCCAAGATATCATATGGTATCAGAGAAGCAAAGAAAATGCTGAGTGAGGTTGAATATCTGGTTGGAATCTGTGAAAGATTGAAAACAGAGTGCGGTTATACCAATGATAATTTGTGGGCACGTACTCAACCAGACATGAAGGAAATTCATGGCCGTTTGAAAGAGATTGCCAAGAGAATCAACAGAATGGGAAAACAATAACTTATGAAACTGACTGACATCGCCAAGAAAATCATTTCCGAGGACACATGGGGAAACAACCCATCGTCAGGAGGAGGAATGTCGCCGGGCAGATCACCAACCGCCACACCTCCTCCTGCAACTCCAAATGCCAAGATCATTGACATCAGCAATTCATACAGAAATTTCAAAAATCAACTTGAACAACAAGAAGACGCGGCTGCAAAAAAGTTTGAAGAAGAGCTAAAGAAGC